GGTCGTTCATACGCACGATTATTTTCTAGCGTGGAGGTTAACTAGGGGTTTACAAGTTTACTATAATAAAATCATCAGGTTTACAAAAATAGATTATGCTTATAACAATGGCAGAGTTAGCAATGTTAAAAAACGTGTCAAGGCAAGCAGTTTCAAAGAAAATTAAGACAGGTAAACTAGACAGTGCGATTGTCAACCACAACGGCAAAAGAATGGTTAACAAAGAGGAAGCTTTTAGATTATGGGATATTCAAGCACTACCAAGCAAGGATACAACTGTTAGAAAGCAACTAAAACAGGAAATTGACGCAAAAACAGAGGATGAGATACCTGCATATGGTGAAAGTAAGGCAAAAAGAGAATATTTTTTAGCAGAACTTGCAAAATTAGACGTAGAAGAGAAGAAAGAACAGCTAGTTAGTGTTGATGAGATTAAAAAAAGTAGTTTTGCAAAAGCTAGAGCTATGAGAGAAGCACTTACAAATCTTGCAGATAGGTTAAGTCATCAGTTAGCAGGTGAAGATGATGCAACTGTTATACATAACTTATTATCTACTGAACATAGAGAAGCATTAGAAAACTTAGCAAGATGACATTGATTTTGCATGGTGATTGTCAAGAACAATTAAAAAATATAAAAGATGAAACAGTAGATGCAATTATTACTGATCCACCTTATGGAATTACATTTATGGGTAACAAATGGGATTATGATGTGCCCTCTATAAAGTTATGGAAAGAATCTATAAGAGTTTTAAAAAAGGGGGGTTATTTATTGTCATTTTCAAGTGCTAAAACATATCACAGGTTAGTTTGTAATGTAGAAGATGCAGGTTTTGAGATAAGAGATCAAATATTATGGATATATAGAGAGGGTATGCCAAAAAGTAAAAGTTTATTAAAACCTGCACATGAACCAATAGTTATGGCTATAAAACCAGGAAAATTAAAAGAGCTAAATATTGATGAAAGTAGAATAGGTACAGAAAAAAGAATAAATAAAAAAACATCTAAAAATAAAAATTGTTTTGGTCAAATAAATAATAATGATCGTGAATGTATTGGAAGATACCCTGCAAATTTGTTACATGATGGAAATACTGGTATAGAACAATTCACAAATTATTTTTATTGTGCAAAAGCAGATATAAATGATAGAAATACATATAATACGCATCCTACAGTAAAACCAGTAAAGTTAATGGAGTATCTTATACGTTTAGTATGTCCTGTAGGAAGTTTAATTTTAGACCCCTTCATGGGAAGTGGAAGCACAGGTAAAGCTGCTCTACAACAAGGTATGAATTTTATAGGTATTGAACAAAATGCAGAATATGTAAAAATAGCAAAAAAAAGATTAGATAAAGTTGTATATCAACAGGCTTTATTCTAATGAACGCATGGGAAGAAGGCTTTATAGCAGGCCTTAAACCAGAAAAACCATTAAGTGTAAGTGAGTGGTCTGATACTTATAGGATTTTGTCTAGTAAAGCTAGTGCAGAACCAGGTAAATGGAGAACAAGTAGAACTCCATATCTAAAAGAGCCTATGGATTGTTTAGGTACACAAAGTCCTATACAACGTGTGGTCTTAATGTTCGCTGCACAAACAGGTAAGACGGAGGCTCAAAACTGTTGGCTCGGCTATGTAATAGATCATGCCCCTGCACCTATGTTACTAGTACAGCCTACTGTAGAGATGGGTAAGAGATTAAGTAAACAAAGATTAGAAAGTATGATAAATGATACACCTTGTCTAAATGAAAAGATTGCACCTGCAAGAACTAGGGATAGCGGTAATACATTATTTAGTAAAGAGTTTCCTGGCGGTATGATGCTAATCACAGGAGCAAATTCAGCAACAGGATTAAGATCAACACCATGTCGTTATATAAGTTGTGATGAGGTGGATGCGTTCCCATCTGATGCATCA